GACGTAGCCGTAGGCCGATTCACCGACGTAACGACCACCATATCCACCCCGTGACAGAAATTTGGCCAATTTGCGCAGATGTAATTGTTCACATCCCCTTCAATATCGCCGCCATCAAAGTGATTCTCGGCCCGGTATGTCTCAACAACTTTCAATAAATTATCATAGGAATAACCAATCAGCTTCACGTCTGACTGGTAATAATGCCATCCCCCGGGAGGGACCATTCCTATAATTGGCTTAGCCATTTCCTCGTATATTATCTCAAACGCCATTTATTCACAGAACAAATTCGTGCTGGCATTTTGGGCAAATAGTGGTGTCTTTTTCCGCTTTTTCGTCTTCTTCTTCCGATATTTCAGGCATTTCGTTGGGAGATCCCAGCATTTCAGTCAATTCTTCTGCGTTGAATCCGAGCGTTGAAATGTCAAATCCGAGATCTTTGAGTTCATCGATTTCAACAGCCAGCATATCAAAGTCCCAGCTTGCCATCTGCGGGAGTTGATTGTCGGCAATCGTGTACGCCCGGGCTTGCCGCTCGCTCAAGTTATCTAACACCAAACAGGGCACTTCTGTCAGCCCCAACTCATACGCTGCCTTCACCCGTCCGTGCCCGGCAATGATTCTGCCTGATGGGTGAACTAGCACCGGGTTAGTGAACCCAAACTCTTTGATGCTGCGCTTCAGTGCATTAATCTGCGCCCCGTCGTGAACACGAGCATTGAATTGATAAGCCCTCAATTCGCCTAGCGGCTTCATCACGATGTTATTTGTAGATTCTTTCATGCGTTGGACAAATAAATACCTTCATTCCTGATGTAAGCGTTGTTTGCTGACTCGTCAAGACATCACACTTTTCGTAATGTTTTGCGCCGTCCCGGGTAATTACAGTGACGTGCCCGCACTGATGCAGCTTCTTTGGCTTTGAATGCGTTTCCTTTTTCTCTGGCTTGTATTTTTTCATTGTGCGAAATTTCACCTTCACCACTAACCTCCGGGCGGACGGGTAGTGGGACAAAGAGAAGCCTAGGCCCGTGAGTGCGGTGTCCTAGGTCTTTTCTTTTATAGCCACAGTGTTCTCCCCATTCTGGCCCCGGCACACAGGGCAATCTTCTCTCTGGCCCAGATAGCCAATGGATCTACTATTGAGCCCAGACTGCCAGCCACAGTCTTCACAGTGCTTGTAATGCGTCGCAACAAAGTGGTCCTCCTGCGCTTTGATCACTCGGCGCAATTCTCCGTCTTTAATTTCCGGCTGTTCAATTGGCCCGTACCAAACAATCCGTTCAGGGCTGTCCCCGCACTGGTCCTGCATCCCCGTAGCCAGCTCTGAAGTCTTGAGCCAGAGCACCCGGTAGCAAACCCCCTTGCGCCTGCCGTACTCGTCTGGGTATTCCAACGTCCCAGTCCAGTAGTATCCCTGCTGCGTTGGCTTAAAGTCGGCCAACAACTCCCATTTTTTTTTCCTAATCATTGGATGCACTACGTTTCTTTTTATACGCTTTATTCGTCAAAGGCTTAGTAACACCCTTCTTTTCAACAGCGTGCGTTGTCTGAATGAATGCGGATATCCAAGCCCAGTTGCAACTCACCCCCACATTCAGCAAGACCTCAGTCCAATTAGGCGTGCTCAGCGTGCAGATGTTGGCGACAGCCCCACAAAACGTCAGCGTAGCCGCACCCTTACAAAGGAACGCCACCCCGGGCCGGGCGTACACCGGGCTATTAGGATGTCCAAACACCTTCAAGATCAGATGCAAGGCAGAGACCGAGAGCACCACATTAGCGGTGACGTTTAACAGTGTTAGTAGGTTCATTGGCTGTAAATAGCTTATTAACAATCGTCTCCACCGCTCGCAACCCGCAGAACCCGAGCAGGAAAGCCGCTGCATATGCGTATTGCGGTTCGCCATCAAGGTGAGCAATTTTGAGCACAAGTGGCGTCACATAATTTGCAGATGCTGCTCCGCCAACAAGCGAGGCAATAGTCTTAGGTAATGACGCTGCTGCTTGCTTGCTGCTCATTAACACGCTTCCAAACAACCCAGCAATAGCCAGCCCAATATCAATTCCCTCGGATTTTAAGTCCATTACTCTTCACCCTCCTCTTCTTCTTCCTCTTTGAAATCAACGACAAATTGCAGGTCATTAAACCTATCAACAAATATCTCAGCCTGCTTTACCCGGGCAAATATGTTTCCTGTTCCAGCGCAAATTGGAGTTGTGCTTTGAGGTGTGTCAATTTGCACAAAGATTTGCACCGTATCAAAATATTCACCCAAAACTTCAGTAACTCTGGTCAAAAACTCACTGTTTGATTCACCTTGATTTGGACTCATAGTTTGTAATGTGTTGTGATCATTGTTTTTCCTAATGTTGTAATATGCCTAAAACTTTTTCTTTCAGCATTTCGCTGCTTTAAAAGCCTTCTGACATATTGATGCTCTCTGTTCAATTGATCACAAATTTGAGTAAGGGTAAACCATCCTTCAGGCGCAACTGGAATGTTAATTTCAGCCGCTAATTCTTCAAGCCAGCTCTTTATACCGGGAGCCGGAATGTCTTGTTTTTTGTCTCTTTTGCTAGCCATACAATTGTCTCATTATCAGAATATTCCCCAAATGCAAATCCCCTGCTCCAACTTGTCGTTGCCCGTCTCAGGGCTGCATACCCAGCCTCCTCTGTCTGCCCTAGCCAGCCAGTGCAGTACCCGGTTGGGTGAGCTCTATTGCGCCCCTCTGCCTGCGTTACTCGATGCAAGTGTGCAATCACCACTTTGCTGGCAGAGCCTTGGCAAATGGCCTCTGCGTGATCGCGAACAGCAGCCTCATTAATCATATAACCGTGGCCAAAGAGCGCATCTCCATATTGCCGCCAGCCGTTCTGAAATGAATATGGAACCACCTCGCACTTAATCTCTTTGGCTCGGTCTGTAATCTGTGAGTAGATCCGACACGCCAGAGCCGACACAATAGCCCGGGGCGATTCCATCAGCGTGAACAATCTGTGCTCGTGATTGCCTAGCAAATAAACAGACGGCTCAAACCTCGATATGAAGTTCAAGCCGTCGTTTAAATCCCCTTCCGGGTCCGCTGCGTCATCAGCGGTTCCAATCGCTCCAGCCCTCAAACAGGCAAGGTCAATATGATCACCCAACGCTATGCAAGTGTGCGGCTTCCATCGTTCTTTGAAAGCGTACACCTGCTTCAGAAGCGATTGATCGGCAAGGTGCCCGTGAGTGCAACCCACTGCCATAAATCGCTTCCATCTGCGAGTAATATTTGACATGCAAGGAGTTATTTCTCACATATCAATACTTTTTAAAATGAAAAACGTGCAACTTTAAGGGGTCATTTGTACTCGGCAAACGCTTTTAGCCTATCAATTCTGTTTTTTATTTGAATTTCTTGAAGCTTTTTATTCACTTTCCATCCTCCCATTTGCCTAGTGTCCGCAAAAACGCCTCTGCGCGTTGACGGGCGGTTGCCCTAATTCCCCAGAGACTTCCTTCAATATCGTTTAATTTAATTCCGTAGGCTTCAAACTGCCTGCCCTTTAACAATTCTTCCGCCTCATGCATCGCGTTGAGGTCGTGCGTGTAGACCCTTGGAAGCATCCAATGTTCATCGCAGTGAGTGATTTTTCTGATAGCCGCATTGATCTGTTCGTCGGTCATTTTTACTCCTCCCATTTGCCCAGCGTGCGCAAAAACGCCTCTGCGCGTTCGCGGGCCGTGGCGTGAATATTCAGGAATTGGTCGTCCAGATCGACAGTTGGCGCAGTGTCTAAAATTTGCGCCAACCACATTGCAAAAGATCGTCTCTTTTCGCCAAGGCAATCCTCCGCCTCATGTATGGCGTTTAGGTCGGTGCAAAAGTCAGCTCCTCCACAATTTATTGGCTTATAATTCCACTTACACGCCTCCGCAATTGCCGCGTTTATCTGTTCGTCTGTCATTTCAGTTTGATTTCCTAAACGCAGCTAGTGCGTGAGTAAGATCCATTGATTTGCGTTTTGCTGCGGCTGTTGCGCGGCCAGTTTCGATGTACTTTTTCCCGCTTTCGTATGTTCTGATCTCAATTTGTTTTGCTGCCTTCACAAACGCTTCAGCGGCTTGAATTGCTTCTTTTAGTGTGTCTATGTTCATTTCCCTTCCTCCTTTGCCGCTGCAATGAGTTTGTCTGCCTGTTCGATCCACCACTTTTGGTCTGTCGAGTTAAAATCGAAAGCTGGATTTGCAAACCAACCTGCTTTGAGCCAAGCAGCAATCTCCAGCCGCGAGGGTTCTGGGCGGGCGTGTAATGCATCCAATTTTTCATCGCGATCCTGCGTAATGCGTTTGTAGTGCTGCCGGTCAAAGTGCGCTATTTTATATTCCTTTTCCAACCGTTCCACCTCAGCGCAGGCTTCGTCGCGCTCCTTACGCATTTCCTGCGCTTCCTCTTTCAAAATACCGTAGTCGTGCGGGGTGCGCTCCGAGATAGCTAGTTTAAGTTCTGCCCTTTCAATTTCAACTTGCCGCTGCAACTCCTCTAGCCTGTCTGCCGCATCTAGCATTATACCCTGAGTTATTGGCCCCGGCGGCATAGAATTCCTGAGCGTTTTAATTAGTTGTTCAGTAGTCATTGCCCCTCCTCCACTAGCAACTCCTTCTCAACGCACTTAGGGCACCGTCTGCTCATAGCGCAAGTGCAGTCAGCCTCGTACTCATCCAACAGGATAAACGCCCGGGTCAACTTCTTCCGTAGCACTTTCATCTGCTCCTTGAAGTATTCCGCCTCGTTCATTTTGCACTCCTCTCTGCCACCAAAGCATCAGCCCACAGGTACGCATCCTTCGCGCAGTCCTTCATATCCCAGCCAGCCGTCGCAGCATTCACCGCATACATCTGCAAAACCCGGACAGCAATGTAGTCCCGGAACGTCATCTCCCCGAGGGTGCCGCCACCCCGCACCTCACGCTTCTTCCGACGCTTCTTGCCAGTCAACGCCGCACTGATCTTTGCAGACCGTTCTGCCTTCTGCTCCGGGGTCATGCGTGACCACATCCCCTTCGCGTGCTCTCTTCTCTGCTCTATTGTTCTCATAAATTATTTGCCCAACATTTGCTTCAACTCATCCAACTCTGCCTGAATAGCTTTCATCCTCGCCACCATCTCAGCCCGAGGAGTGTCAAACGGAGTGCCTCTGTTCCAAAAATGATCGTCAATATCACCGCTGAATCCCTCAAACTCAATGCAGGGAGTTGCAAAAGCTTCTCCCCGACTATCGTGCAATAGCACCAGTCCATCCAAATAACCCACCACAATCGCCAGAACCAAAGTCCCGTCATCATTGTTCCGACTCCACCACAGGCTGTTGATTTCAATAGGCATCGAGTCTCGCAAGTAACCGTCGTACACCCGGAACACTTCAAGGAAGTCAATGGGCTTATAATTGCAGATGTCGTCAAACGATCTTTCAAATCGGATTATGACGTGAGCTTCTGTCGCTTCAATAACCCGGGCAATAGAGCCAGTTTTGCTTATCCATCTGCTTCCGAATTCAATCTTCATAATATGTATCCTACTCAGCGAAGTCTACATAGCCGCCCACAGAGTCAACTACAGACTCCATTGGCTTCTCGTAGGTCTCAGGCTTGCGCTCGGTCATCGTA